CAGCAATAGCAGAGTTATAGTAGTTAACTACACCTGCAATTGCTGCATTGAAATCCGCCGTACCCCCCTTTGCCATCTCAGCAGCTTTAGCTAGAATTTCAGTATTCTTGGGAGAATAGTTAGGATTCTTTTCTAGTATAGGAGCGAGCTCTTTGGCAAAGAATATATCTTTAGGAAATACTTTAGGAGTTGCTTGCAACATTGCAGGTAGTGGAGGAGCATCATAGATGTTATTTACATCATCATCTCTAATGGTAGCTCTTGCCTTAGTAGCCAGAGCCTGAATATTTTCAGTAGTTTTAGCAGCTAAACTAGCCTCATCCTTAGGAGCACCTGGACCAGTTCTAACTGCGGTCAACTGGTCTCGCAAGAACTGTCCTACAGGGTTTCCTGTAAGATTAGCTTGCCCACTAGAATACAAGAGTGCGGCCTCTCCAGAAGTTTGTGCAACTGGAACTCCATCAATACTTCCGCCATTAGCTTGCATCATCTGACCCGCAACAAGAGTTGCAGCAAATCTAGGATTAGAATTGATAGTAGCCTTTACTCTTTTAAAAGTAGCTACATCTGAGATACTAGCTAGTCCAACCCGCTTAGCCCCCATATTATAGGCCTCTAGATCTTTTCTAATACTTTCATCATCTTGGCGCTTAAGGTCTAAAGCATCTGCTTTTGCCTCTCTCATATACTTTTGCTGTTCATCGGCCATGGCCAGCCGCCTATCATCATTCTGCATAGAGTGCACAGTTACTACATTCTGTAATTGTTGCTGAGAAAGAGATTGCAGATTATTGATCCCAGCGATCCTAGTACCGGCAGCTTCCAGAGTTAGTTTCCCAGCCTGCAATGCAGATGCAGCTGCTGCTTCCTGAGACTTAGCAAGTGCTAGCTCTGTGGAAGTTAGCTTCTTCATGTTATTAGCAGCGATCGCGGCAGAGTTAGAAGCAGATAGAACTTCATTCAAAGCTCCTTCTGCAATCTGCGCTTTCTGAGCGTAATAGTTATAGGTAGCGGTGTCAGCAGGCAGAGTGAACTGAGTCATTAGATAGCCTAGAGGATCATTCATCAGAGTCTTAGACTGAGATTCATGTACCACATCTAGAGCTGCGTACGCTTTCTGTGTATTGTCCTGTAATTCACGCGCCCACTTACTAGAGGCAGAAGCATTACTAGTCCAGTCAGTTCCAAGAGTTTCTTGCATTGCTGCAACTTGCGCATCCACACTGGAATCAATAGCATCCTGAGCAGATAATTTTGCCTGAGTTGCAGCTCCAGCAGCCTTCTGGGAAAATATAGCATCACTGTAAGCCGCCTGCTGCTGATCCATTAACTCATGGACTTGTAAGGCATTCTGAGCTGTATTAGCCTGAGACTGACCTGCCTGTTTAATATAATTAAAACCTGCTTCAGGCGTTGTCTTTTGGGAGGTAGATGTATCTTCCATTTGGGTTAGCCTCTCGCATATTTTTGCAGTTTCTGTACTGCTACTGGAACATGATACTTGGCTTTAAGGGCGTCTAGCTTATCTACCCCAATAGCTTTAACAACATCGGCAGGGAGAACATATTCACCATTAGCCAGAGGAACATTCTTTGTATCTGTAGTGCCATCTCCTGGCGCGCGTACTAGAGATCCATCAGCTAATCCTCCATTAGACCCAGACCCTGGACCAGTGCCAAATCCTCCAGATCCACCTCCCCAACCTCCATCATCTCTACCAGAGTTCTGCCCAAATCCCCCGCCACTATTATAACCTCCTCCTCCCATACCTCCAGTAGAATCTCCAGTAGAATCTCCAGTACCAAAACTATTAGTCTGACTCATCATATTACCTAACGCATCTCCTGGCAGAGAGTTGGCATTTTCAGCTAGAGATTGAGAGTTCTCTCCTACATCTCTAGCAGTACCAAAAGCTCCTGTTACACTCATCATATTATCCATGGCATCCCCAGACATAGCACTAGCCATTCTAGCTTCTACAGATGTGCCAGGAGTTCCTAGTTGGGTAACTGGATTAAAAGCTTCAGCTATAGAGATAGGAACATTCTCTGCAGAGTATCTCCTAGCATTATCTACTGCTTTTCCTATAGAATTCTCTCCCGCCAGCCCTAAAACTGTATTTGCAACTCCTACTAAAGGATTAGCTAGGGCGCTAGCAATATCAACAACAGAACCTACTGAAGGATTCTTAGCCAGCCCAAAAGCTGCTCCAGCTAATCCACTAGTTGCCAGGTTAGCTGCTGTAAGTCCAGCAGATGCCAGTGGATTATCAGAGCCTGCAATACCAAGAACTGTGCCTACCATCCCTAGATCAGAGTTTTTAGTTAGAGTTCCAATAGTTCTAGCTATAGCCCCTGCATCAGAAACTAAACCTTTTGCCTCAGAACTAAATCCAGAATTAAACCCCCCAGTACTTCCAGTTTCAGCCCCATTACTGGAAACTACTTTTTGATCAGCAGATACAGAAATCCCAGAATCTGTTCCAGAATCTGTTCCAGTAGCTGCATTGTACCCGCCTTCTTGGCTAGCATTAACAGCTTCTGTAGCTGTGTTATATTGAGATGTACTTAGCACGCCGGACTTTTTTACCTTAACCTGACCTCCATCTGCCATACCAAAATCTTGTAGGAATGCCAGAGGATCTTCTTCCATAGCAGCTGGAGCAGATACTGAGCCAGGATCAATGCCGATATCCACTAGGTTGTCAGAAGACCCCTCAGTAGGAGAAGGAGAGGCTTCCTGAGTTAACCCAGAAGATAAAGCTCCTGCAGAGAGATCAAAAGAGTTAGCAGAGGAAGGATTAGCTCCAAGAGATAAACTGTCAGCAGAAGAAGTAGAAAAATCATTTGCAGTAACTCCTACATCTTGTGCATTAGTAGCTTCAGTTCCTCCAGTTCCTCCTCCTAGATTAAGACTCTTCTTAAGCCAGTTACCCGTCTCAGTTCCATCTAACTGCTTAGCTAACCCCAAAAGAGCAGTTACTTTTGCAGTTCCAGAACCAGTAATTCCGCCTTGAGTAGTAGTGGTAGAGGGAGTAGTTATTGTAGTAGTTTTAGTAGAATTATTCGCAGCAATCTGAGAAGCAGTTCTGGTTAGTAAATCATTCACTAAGAGTTGGTTAGTAGAAGAGCCGTACCCCCCAGCAGTTCTCTGCCCTCCAGCTACAGCAGCTAGCCCAGAAGATCCTGCCAAAGCAGACTTAAGCATCTCATTCATTGCGTCCTGAGATACCGAGGAAGATTCAGTTTTAGTCTGAGTGCCCCCAACTGCAGTGGTAGTAGTTCCATTGATTAGACTATATAGACTAGCTAAGGAGTCTATAGGAGTTGTGGTAGGTGTTGCTATTGTTTTAGGGGCTTCCATATTATGCTACTCCTTTTACTTTTTCAAATGTTCTTAACCCACCTAGCCCAAGCATACCTAGAAGTAACTGCCAAAGATTGTCATCAATTCCTGGGAGATCTGGGAATTGTTGGCCCATATAAATACTTACCCACTGTACTACTGGCCGCGCAATGTATTGGAAGAACAGTGCAAGTCCGCAGATCCAACCAATGAATGGGCGCCAACCAGCTACAAAGGTAGAAGGATTTTTAGCTTCCTCTTTATTAACATCCAGCTGAGATTGAATAAGTACTACAGCAGCTTGAAGTTGTGCTTTCTCTGCCTCGGTTTTATCAGGCCAGATTTTATTAATTATGCTGGAGGCTAAATCCATTCCAGCGGTTAGTGGATCGAGTGCCATATTAATTCCTTTCCCTTTTAGGATTTATACCCATGATTCTTTGCCCACTCACTTACCAAGGCTATAATACCTAAGATCACTAGCCAGATAAGTCCTGTAATTGTTTTCTCTATGATCGCCTGTCGCAGCTTAATTGACTGAGCCTCTTTGTGGATTGCAAGTCTGACATAAGCAACCTCTTCGGAAGATAAGAGAGTGTCAGAAGATCTCTTATGGATGGCAGTTGCAATGTCAGTAATTAACTCTTCTCTCTCTTCAGGAGTAATTACCATCACAGTGCTACCCCCGAGCCGATGGTTACATATACAGTAGAACCAGTAGCTGCAGCAATTACTGCAAACTGAGTTCCATAAGGGAAAGAGAGGGTGTAACTCATAGTACCTTCAATCATAATACCTTGGCCAGAAGCCCCATCAGCTGGGATAGCAGCAGTTGGTGCAGTAGCTCCAGGTAATGCCCAAGCAATCCAAACTGCTTGAGTACCTACCACAGTAAAACGGTAATCAACTCCTGAAAGTAAAGCTGCTTGAGCGGCAGAAGGAGCTGGAGAGAGTACTGGAGAAACTGCCTGAGATGCAGCAGTTACAGTTCTTGCAAAAGTTGCTGATTGAGGCTGGAAAGCTGTAGGAGCTGCCATGATATATCTCTTTCTTTTCAGTTAGATTAAAGGTAAACCATTTGCGGAAGTTAAACCAATTCCATAACTTCCATCTTGCAGTAAGGATAACACCTGACCTCTTTGTACTCCAGCGGGGGCACTATTCCAGGAGATATGTATCCAAGTATGCTCAAGAATTAACTGATCCCATTTGATGAAATTCTTATAACCTAATAGTGCTTTACATACCTCAGCAGGAGATCCGAAAGCTGGGCAAATAAAATCTACTGCTTCCCCTTTGATATGCTGGCTAGTAGGCTTGGAGCCAATAGCAGTATTAAGAGCAGGAGAGCGATACCAGCTAGAAATACTGACTGGCCTAGAACCTACAGCATAGCGAACTTGTTCCAGGCCTTTTGCAGTTTTCTTAACTGCCTCTATTAGTTCCTCAGGAAGAGAGTTATCAATTCCAAGTCTAGAAGCTGTCTCTGAGTGGATAACTTCATCAAAAGAGAAGTGGTCAGATAAGTAAGTCATGTAAATCCTATACTAATGCGGGTTGAAAGAAAAGAGAAGAAGTTCCTAGACCATAGCCTATCTTTTGGGATACAGTGCCTGCAGAAGCTGCTATAGTTCCTGGAGTATTACCTAGATAGTAAGTAATCCCAGGGGTAAGGCCAGTAACGCCTTTACATAAACCTCCTAGCATTACCTCTCCATAGTTTCCAGCAGTTGCAGGTATTGAGCACCATGCATGAGCTGGAAGGCCTGCAACATTAGCAGCAGCTAGTCTAGCTGTTAACACCCCAGAGGCTGAATACAGATTTACCATCTGTCCGAATGCAAGAGTCACTCCAAAAGGACAATAGACTCTAAGAAGATTCTGAGAAAGAATAGAGGAAGATATAGGGGTTTGAGAGTATACTGAAGAGTCTGCTGCAATTGCCCCTGTATAAGAATCTATTGCAAGTGTAAGATTCCTTATGGCATTATACAATCTCTGAAACTCTGCAAAAAATGCGGGATCTGGGGGATCTGGTATATTAGGTAAGCCAGTGTTAATTGAAGATCTATAGCCCATACTAACTCCTATCTCCTACCATGAACATGGAAAGTAAGTACAAATGAAGAGAAAAAGAACCCTCCGATCACAAGGATGGAATGATTAATTGCAGTCTGGTGGAATTTATAAGTTCTCTGAGACTGCCCTGCTTTAGAGGTCTCATAGCCCTGCACTTTCCTAACACTCTCTATAGTACCTCCTGAATCAGAAGCTAGATCATAGGTAGCTGCAGTCTGATTTGGGTGAACTGTCTGAAGCTCTAAGCCTTCCAAACTCATAAGTCTTGAGCGTACATACTGGAACTTACCTAGAAGGATGACTCCATTAGAGGCCCCAAAAGTAACTGAAGGATTAACAATCTGCACAGACCCATCAGCTTTCAGGAATGCAATACTCTTCCTAGGAGCATCAGCTTGGGCTGGATCTAGATACTCATACTCAAAACAATCTACGTGAGTTACTTTAAATTTCCCATACCTTTTCTGTGTCATGTCATACACAATAGCATGGGTAAGAGATGAGATACCATAAGAGAAGATAAGGTAGCGGTCTGACACAGACACCAGCTTTTTCTTCATTGGAGCAGTTAGATTTGTCATAACAAACTGCTGAGTAGTCTCATCAAAATCTTCGAAATCTGCTCCAGCCAAAAAGTCTGTAAGTTCTGGAAAGGTAGTTTGGGTAGCAGTTGCAGTTACTGTTTGAAGTCCAGAAGTTGTATATGCATATTGATTACCAGTATTTGCATCATAAGAAATAAGATCCGCAGATGAACATCCCCCAGAGTTAACAACTTCTCGGAAGTTAAATGGGTATCTAGAGTTCCCTGAGTAGACTGCAGAAACAATATTAGATGTAGTGTAAATTGCCAAACCAAAGGTGGCAGGCATTACAACAGTGATAGGCCCTTTAGCTCCTTCAGGGCGCAGCTGTCCTGCTCCAGTAGTTAGGGAAGGAGTGAAATCAACTGTGTTAGTTGTGTAATCAATATCAAGAACTGATGACCAATATATCGAGGAGTCATCATAGGCAATCATGTAACCTTGGTAGGATGCAATGCCTAAGATATTAGTAGGTGTAAGAGCGGTGAGAGTAACTGCTACCAGAGTATTGGTAGCAGAGTTCCACTTGTAACAGCCGATCCCTGAGAAGAATATATAAGAAATTCCTTGGAGTGTTGCATAGGATACTATTGTGGTAGGGGTTAAAGGAACTACTGTAGTAATAGCTGTCCAGGTAGTGTCCCCTAACTTATAGGTATAGTGAGTACCATCTACTTTTGGGGAGAAGAAGAAGCGCGGCCCATTGGTAGTAGCAGATAAAGCATTAGATCTAAGAATATCTGCAGATGTAAAATCTGATCCAGCGGCTGGAATTTTATCTTCATACCCTACACTGTTAAACCCATAGGGAGCAGGCAAAACATTGTGGCAGTAGTATACCATAGGAATACCTACATCCTGATCCAAATCAGTTGGAGATGCAAGAGATCGATTAAAATCTTGGTCTGGTCCACGAACAATTACACTCCTACCTTGAAAGTCAGTTAGGAAAGGAAAAGCTCTAGCAGATAGATTACCTCTATAAACTATTTGTGACATGACATGTCCTTAGCGAACTGAAACTATCCAGCCAAAGGCAACTCCAGATGAAGCTTTAGGAGTTACAATTATATTCATCCCAATCGCGGTGGTAAGATTAACTCCCCCCGGTAACTGAAGAGCTGGCCCATTTTGGAGAGTAAGCACTCCAGAGAAGCGAATAAAGATTGGACCTCGAAAGTTTGTCCCAAAAGAACTAATATTAGTTCCACCTGTTATTTGTATAAAATTAGATTTAACATTTCCAATATCAGTAGTTAGAGCAGAGGCTATGTCTTGCTCAGCAGAGTCATAAGAGTTGGTAACTATCTGGACTAGGTTAATAATCCCTACCAACTCTAAGGGATCATTAGCTTCAGCTGGCGATGTTAAAGTTATAGAGGTATTAGAGGACTCAATATAATCTACTCCGAGAACTTGAAGTACTCCTCCCTTATATACAAATAGGCTCTTAGCTCCCGGAGTGTAGGAAAATAGTGAGATGTTAACTAACGTTTGATCTTGAACTAGATTAACTAATTCTGTAACCGTGCCGTTGCCTGTAGCTGTTTGAACTGAAACTCCAGGATTCCAGATAGATGCACTCATGATTAGATAATTCCTAGTTATGATAGCAGAAAAAATTTATAGAGAAGCTCCAAGCTTCCACAAAGAATCTAGCTGTTCTGGGGTTTTTCCTAAAGCTTCTCCCATAGTAACAACGTGAGGATTATAGCGATCAAACTCTGCAGCAAATTCATACCAATCTTTCAGATCTTGGTCTCCAGCTGCTACAGCAGATTCAACAGCTTCTCTAAAACCGGCACGTGTTAGAGCTTGACGAATTTGACGCGGACTGATGGGAACAATAGGAGGTGCCGGGAGAGGATCAGCAGATTCAGGGATATTACCTTCAGACAGCCACTGTAGGTACTGAGAGTAGTCAATATTGGCTGGATCGTTTGGGATACTCGCAGAATCTGCAAGGCGAGTGATTGAGGTTGAGTTAGTTAGTTTATACATTGGGGTACCTTAGAGTTCTGCTGAAAGATATTGGCTATTTGCGTTTCCATTAAGAGCTATACAACCCCCAGCAACAAGACCAGATGCAACACTAGCAGTGAGGTAAACAGTACCATCTGCCTGAGCCACCCCCGGAATTAGAGAAGTAATGGCTGTTCCCGTACCACTTGAGTTTGTAACAAAGATACCAGTAGTCCCTGACAGTGTTGGGGTAGCCCGCATAGGAACACCAGTACTAAAGATGAGTCCAGTGGTTGTGCTATATATGCTACCTGTGCATCCGTAAGCAGGAAGAGGCCGCATGTACCTCTGGCACAGCATTAACTCCAACCCATAAGGACGCTGTTCAAATACTGTGGCAACAGCTCCAAACTCAAGTTGTATATTACTAACAGTTCCAGGCCCAAATTCGATGGCTGTATTTGTACCGCCTATAATAACCCCCGTAATACCTGAGGCAGATAAACTTCCAGCTCCGATCTTTCCTTGTGCAGTTCCTTGCCAACTTAGACAGTAAGTACCAGTTTCAAGATTTACTCCTTCGATGACTTGTCGTAATATTTTTCCTGCTGGAATAATTACAGTCGTCAGATTACTTACTGTACTGAATGTGTAGGTGTCTCCACTTGCTGCCATCTTCCAGCGATCATGACCATATAAGCCAACGCCAACACTAGCGCCAGAAACATAGGCGCGCTGGTTAATAGCAAAGTTTCCATTGATAATTCTATTACGCAGTCCCCCCAGTTGACCGTTGTTAAGATTTGTAATACTTCTAATTTTATGTAGTATCCATTTAGTACTAACATCGGCTGCAAATGTAGCACTGGAGGTGTGAGTAGCTATGCACTCATAGAGTACTCCGACCACATCTACCACATCTCCAGAGGCAAAAAGAGTAAAGGCCGTCCAGTCTGTACGGATTAGTATTCCATTTATCTCAGCTAATCTAGAATTATACCCTGCTTTAGATAATGACATTTACATCCCCATTCCAGTTACTGCATGTTGTTTAAGAAGTTGAAGTTGCTCACCTACTAGGCCTCGAAAGACTGGCACCTGCTCATCATACCCGATTGTTTTAAAGATAATTGCAGTTGCTTCATATATAATAGCAAAAGGATAGTCATCTGCTATCCAAGACTTGAATCCAATAGTTGTTACATCTGGATTTAGATAGGCACCAATCAAGAGATACTGAAACTCAGTAGAAGACCGAATCTGGATATTAGTACCTGCGACATAGAAGATGTCCTGCCTAGATGCACCGAAATTATCTACAACTTTCTCAGGCTCTAGGTAAGAGAGGAAAGCTCCTGGTGCAGCTCCAATAGCATCATATTTTCTTAGATATCTAGGTTTGCGCCAGAGCGGAATAACTGATTTATAGTCCAGAGATTGGTAATAATCAGCTGCTTCAAATTGTATTGAGTACTCAGCAAAATCAAAGATATAATCATCTGACTGATGAGCTTTAAGAGTTGCAGCTTTTACTGCAAGATTAGTCTCATTCACCAGATCAGGTCGATTGGTGAGAGTCATCACATCGGAGACTAATGAGGCGAATGAGGTAGACATAAGATCTTAGGAATTACAATTTGGTAGCAGAGGTTTTACCGGGAGTAATAACTCGCGTAGCATGAGCAGCTTGAGATTGTGCTTCAGAATCAGCAGCTGCTCCAGAGATAGTTTGGGAGTTTGCAATACCTTCCAGCTTACCTTGTGGAGTACTGCCCATATCTCGTTCTTTAGAAGTTGCTGCCAACAAAGCTGCTCGTTCTTCTTCTCGAATCTTAGCTCGCAAGGCTGCAATTGGATCAAGATCAGCAGAATCAATCTCAGTCTGGCCATCATCAATGTAGTAATTAGACGAAGGATCTTTGCATTCTTTTGTAAGCTCTTCAATCTCATCTGAATTAGCAGTTGCATAAATGTGATTGATGAAATGCACAGATTTGCCAGACTTGAAAACATATCCCATAACTGCTGCCCGGGATTTAAATACTGTAAGAGTTGCCATGATTTGGAATCCTAGATTGGCGGTGAGAAGGTAAGCGCTAGTTCTATTTATACTCTGAACTAGCAAGAGAGTTGCCTTCCCCACCAGGAGAAAAGGGGTCTGCTTAGCCAGCAGCAGCAGCAGTCAGGTTATAAATCACACCATTTGCAGGAGGATTCTTAACAACACATGTCATCTCAGTTGTCAGAGTTCCACCAACTGCGTCGATACCATTGTCAGTAACAGCTTTATCTTGGTTAAACTCTTTATTCTGAGTCTTGCGATCGCCAAGATAAGCAGCTCGGAAAGTAGAGAGATCCACACCAACTGCCATCTTACTCCAAGTTGTATTGGAATTAAACAGCGGATGTTCAATCATCTGGAATGCGCCCCGAGAGGTTTTGATGGTAGAGTATTGGAGCCCCCAAGATGTTTGACCGTCCATAATCTCATAGAAACTACCAGTTGCCAAACGGGTAATGCCAGTGATAACTTTCTTAGCAGTACCGCCAACAAACAAGATGCGTTCATTGCCTACCTTGGGATCAGTAGTTTGGTTAAACAGGGGATCTAGGAAACCTTCCAGTTGTGGATAGGTAGTAGTACCACCAGCAGTGTACACATTGGTAACACCAGCATAGTAGCTGGGGTAATTAGCGGCAGTACCAACAATGTTTACCAAGCCATCCATAGTACGGAAAGGTTGGCCATTGCGAGAACCTTGAGATTTCTGTCCAAGGAACAGAGCTTTCTCAATATCAGCAGCATGTAAACTAGCACAATCCACCCGAGATTCTGCAACATTAGTGTCACCTGCGATCATCATCGTTTGACGGATGGTGTCAGAGATGGCCCAAGTATTGCGGAAGATTTGTGTGAAGTTAGTGATACGAACAGGATTGATAATCAGAGAGTTTGGACGCAAAGAGGATTCTTCAAATGCGTTACCGACCTGATACATATCAGTAGAGACTGGAATAGTTGCAGCAACAACTGTACCAACCTGACGAGTGACTGCAATCTGAGTAGCAGACAGCACAGAGTTAACAATCACATTTTCGTAAGAAGCTGAGTTGTTAATCCGCAGAATCATGCCAGGGAGAATGTTAGTAGTAGACAACACATTGATAGTAGTGTCTGTAGATGCGTGGGTAGAACCATAGGTTGTTACCTGAGGCAACAGCATGGTTTTGGTAAAGAATCCATGCTCAGTTTGTACAGCAGTCTCAGACTGGAGCATGGAAGTCATACCAAAGAGAGGTGCAGCACCATTTGGCATCAGCCGAGTAATCATTCCTGCGAACGATTTCTTGGCAAGATCAGTGGTTAATACCGCTGTGTTGAAAATACCAGTAGACATAGTGGTTTCCTATAAAAAGAGTGTTGGGGTGAAAGAGAGAATTACAGAGTATTCCAGTCGACTGTAGTAGCAGAAGTTTTCACTACGTACACATTGACTTCAGTAGAGGCTGGACAAGTGGTTTTACCTTTGATAGTAACTCCAGTACCAGCTGCCCAAGTACCTGCGAAAGCTGGAACAACTGACACTTTAAAGTTATAAGCATCCCCAATATCCATCTCAGGAAGAGCCGCCAAGATATTAGCAGCAGTGTCAGTAGTAAGAACTCTACCAGCTGAGAATCCAGTAAATTGCACAACTCCTGATTGCATCTTTGCAACATCAATAGTTGCAGCAGCATCAGCAGTAATCACTGTGATTACTGGATTTGCCAAAGTGTCGCCAGCGCGAGCAGTTCTGGTAAGTCCAGAATCTTGTACCATAACACGTTTGTAGCCCATAGTAGTTTCCGATCTAAAAAGTTAAGAGAGGTTAAGCAAAAAATGATTCCCAATTCTCTGAAGCTGAAACAGTTTCTGCTTTCTTTTGTGGGAGAGCAGAACCTGCAAAAGCAGTAAGATACTGAGAAGCCATATCACGGATCTCGGTAACAGTAGCATTTGGGTACTTAACTGCCATCTGAGATTGCAGAGCTTCCATAATTGGAGCTGCTGCAGGATGTTGGAGAGCTGGATTGGATTCGCGGATTGAATCAGAAACTGCATGTTTCTTAATCTGCCCAGGGAGTCGGGAGTCAATCCCTTCCTGGAATTTTGCAAGAGCTTGTTCTATCATCTTTGTAGATGCGAATGAACTTTGCGCGTAGGCTCGTTGTGACACATCATTCAGAGCTTGCTGAAAAGCTAAAGCTGCATCTGGCCCACCTGCTGTGATCTTAGAAAGAACTTCTGGAGGAATAGACTTAGAGAAATCTACTTTCCTAGCTGCTTCTAGCATCTTAGTTGGATCAGCTCCTGCGAAGATATTTTGCGGGAGTGTTGTGTCGGTTCCTTGTGTTTCGACAGGTTCCCACAAACTCTTAAATGCGTCCATTGGGGACACCTCAGCAGGTGCTGGAGCTGGAGGTACGGCAGGAGCGGGAGTTGGGGAAGGTACAGCAGTTTCTGGGGTAGCTGCTGAAGAAGAGCCAAAGATATTGGAAAAGAAAGCCATGATGATTATTCCTGGGAGGTGATGGTAATAGTGGAGGAAGAAGCTAGTTCTACTAGCATTTTTAGAATCCCAATCTGCCCTTGCAATTCTGCTTCTCGTTGAGCAAACTGCAAAGGAGCTGATGGATCGAATTTCAGAGAAAGTTTCTCTTCAGCTGCATCACAGATTAGATTCTGGATGAAATAGAGATTATCAGTTGTCAGGGACTGGCCATTTTTAAGCTCCTCTGGAGTTAGTTGGTAACGGGTGAAAGTGGAAGGGAGAGGATATGCCATAAGAGTTCCTATTGTGCTCCTGGGGAAACAGTTCCTACCTCTGGGGTCTGGGCAGCTGCTTGTGCTTGGATAGTTTTAATAAATCCCATAAGAGGATCTGGTTTCTCAGTAGTTTGGGAGAGTTGGCCATTTTGAAGATACCCAAACTGTTCTGGAGTCGGCTGAGGTTGGCTCCAGGGAATACCTTTTGAGAGAGATAACTGTGCCATCTGAGTCCACTGGGACATTGCAGATTCATAAGCTACTTGTTCTTTAGATTTTTCAAAATCACCGATTAGTGCTCCCTGAGTTTTCATTAGGTAGGAGAACAGGGGAGCAATGTTGTAACCAGAGCCAATCTGAGGGGAGGAACCAATTACTTGGAGAGCAGTCTGGAAAGAGTCTGCATTAATTAGTTTGGCAGCAGGAGTTAGACCATCAGAGATTTTAAAATTGATAACGGCCTGGCGCAGTTTGATTGGATCAATAGCAATCTCTGCTCCTGTCTCTTTATAATAAACACTCTTAGGTCCTTGGTACTGAAGAATATTCAGTTTCAGAATTTCTTTAAGAGGTGTGAAGATCTGTACTTCATACTTAATCGCTTGGAGCTGGTCCCGACCATTAGAGTTTGCCATCACGTCAGAATATTCTGTCTGTGTTTTATTACCTTTCACAAACTGGCCTTGGCGAGCAGGATTCTGGCCAGAGATCATTTCCGCCATCTTAACGACTGTACTCATCTCTTGAAGGAGAGTTCCCGATTGGTCATCGCGGAAAGGTATTGGATAGTAGGCATCTGAAAGAGGTTTCCCATAAGCTGCTGGGCGGACTGGGATCTTAGCTGAAGGGTTATCAGAATTGATCTGGGCTTCTGACACTCGGGAAGGGTCGTAGAGACCTCTATCGGAAATAGCCCTTCTGCGCGCTGCAATCACTGAATTCAGCATTGCTGATGAAACTTGCTGGATTGGCTCTACATTCTGTGCGAATGATTTTGTTTGATAAGATAACCCATCTTCCAGAGGTTGGCCAAATAGGATTGGGATGCGACCATGTGCATTAGTTTGACGCTCAGCGTAGATAAGGATCTGGTGGTTTACATAGATAAACTTCCAGACTTGGGGAGTGTTTGGAGCTGGAACTCGCATGCCGAAATCGCTAGGAATGATTCGCGCATAGAGAGTTGTGACTTCATAAACATTCTTATATTGGATCTTACTATTCGACTGGGAAGCAGAAGCCCATGCCATCCAATCAGTGGAGTTGCGGATATTGAGATTAATTAGTGCATCTTGGTTAACTGGAGGAATATAGTACGCTGCAACTGAGGAGGTGTTAACAGTGTTACCTCCTAACCCAGACTCGAAAGCAGCAGTGATGTTATCTACCATTTTATTTGGCAGTTCTGCAATGAACATCTTAAGAGCAGTTCGGCCCATTAGTTCAGTGAAACCAGCAAACTCTCCATACTCAGAGATCTGGGTAAGAGGGACACGAGTATCGAAGATGATGTTATATGGGTCTAGGCGACGGATAGTGTTACCAGACCAGATGATCTCTTTTGGCTTACCTTCTTTACCATTCCCAAAAGTAGGATCAGAATCGAGGTAAGCAGTGATCTTATCTTTCCAGGAGACCTCTATCGCTGAGAGGTTATATTTGAACCCATCTCTAAAGAACATCTCTAGGTGCCCAATCCATCCACCTCTAATAGATTGTTCATCTAGGAGAGCTTCCATACCCTGGGCAGCATCTTCATAAGCAGGAGAAGCTACACATCCAAAGATAGGATTACCTGAGAGAAATACTGAGGATTGGTATACCACCGCAGATTCTACCGCAGGTAAGATAACAGGGACAGTAATGTTTTGGTATTTGTTAGCATCGCCATATCGGTTAGCAAGTTTCGACTGCTGCTGGATCTGGGTCTGATCTTTCTCTCTCATGTAGGAAAGATCTATTTGACGCATCTGTTCTCGAATGTTCCACTGAGTATTTAGCATAGTGTAACATTGTTTCTGGAACTCTAGGAGACCAGCTTGCGCGGAGTTTGTCAGGAGTAGTGGAGTGTTAGTTGCCATGTGAGAGAATCCTATTGATTATATAATCTATCTTTTTTATACTGAGCAGAATGATGCCTAGAATGCCCAGTTTTCTTCGATAACTTCTGTGGCTTCAAACTCTTGAGCCTCAATAATGTTTGAGGAGATAAGTTGTGGCCCATAGAGTTCCATAACCTTTGGAGCGTACGTAAGTAAATCCAAGATTCCATCTGTATTATCCCTACGAAGTGCATTGAACTGAGACACCTGAAGAAACACTGAAGGCTGACAAGAAGGATGGACAGAGATTTCTCCTTTTAGTAGCTGGAGAAACATTCCTAAGATACGAGAGTTCTTAGAAGAGGAGCCAGAGTAGATTTCTACAGGTTCAATTCCGATAATCCCCATCTGATTGCAGATAAATTGGAACCAATAGAGGAGAGAGTACTGGAAAGCATTGGATTCTACTGCTATTAGGGAGCAATTATTGGAAAGAGCTAGCTTAAGGGCTTCTCGGATGGTATCTCCAGGGGAAAATCTACCTTCCACCACATGACGGAGAGCAGGATAGCCATTATGAACCTCAAAATAACCAATGGAAACTGCATCACTATTCACCTTATCATTTGATGGATCTATAACTATGAATCTAGCAGCTGGAATATCATCATCTGCATATGGATAGGCAGGGATTTTTGAGATATCACAAGCATTATTTACTGTTGCATTCTCATCATTAAGAACTTCTGAATAAAAGATCTCTGGATGGCCCATCGCCAGATCATTCTCATACTCTTTTAGCAGCTGGCTTATTGGTTGGAGATCTTCCCATAAGCTTGTTCCATCAGCTAATATACCACCAGCTATGAACTTAGTCCAAGTGGGGTTATGTTTGAGCTTGCGAAGTAGAGACCACTTGGTTGGATACATATTAGCAATGAAAATGAATAAGCATCCATGGGGAGACTTAGCTTTCATTGCAGTACCTGTCATCCAGGTTTCGAGTTTGGCAGAGATTTGCTCAGAATCAGCATCTTCACGAGTTTGTATGTCATCGAAGATCATTACATCTGGGCGCTCATTCTCAAGAGTTACACCTCGGATGTCAGATTGTGCGCCAGCTCCAGCAAGGATGATATTCCTACCTCGAAATCCGAATCGTTTTAGCTCTTGTCTATCATTGATTGCCCCTATGCGCCAATCTCCAAAAACTTTCATCACATTTGGCTCTGACAGCATACCCATGATGTCGGAGATAATATTATTAGCTTTTGTCTGAGTACCACAGATGATTAGGATGAATTTCTTTTTGGTAAAAATTATGCAATAAATAATAAAAATTTTAATTAGCATTGTCTTTCCGAATCCTCGGGGAAGGCCAATAGCTAATTGTGAGAAGTTTCTAGCTTGGTGGACATAGCCAAGAAGCCAAGCCCAGATAGATTTGAAAACTGCTGGGAAGAGATAGCGGAAAACTGCTGGCATGGCAAGGGCAGCTAGGAAGTCTAGAGAATCTCTGGCAGCAGCTTCTACCTGGGAAGTATCGAAGATAGATTCTACAACAGTCTCTTCCACAGGATCAGGGAGCTGATGGGAGAGATCTGGTATATGCTCTGTTAGTTCCAGAGATTCTGCTGTAATTCTTGCCATGGCGGGCAGCCTTATTTAGTTCTGTTTGCAAGCATGAGCTGAATCCGCAGGAGTTGCTCTTTAGCAGCCTGCTTATTCTTTCTTTCCAGCTCAGCCTTCTTAAGAGCTGACTGCATTTGGAGTTGCTCCTGAAGGGAGGGCGAGATTGACATTTTGAGTTCCTTTAGTCTTTGCTAGTAATGAGTCCATATTGGAAGATTGTACTGTAACTAAGTCTTGTGTTCCAGCGCGTACTACTTGGTTATTTGTATTAGCTGTGAAGGATTGAATGATTTGGGTAGGCATGATTAGTTGTACTACTGTCTGTTGGGATACTATTGCATCAGGAGTTCCAGAGCCGCGCCGTTTAGCTGCATTTACCACGCTGATTGCTTTTAGTATCTCCATAGGTCTCATCATAAAAGGGAGGTTTTCTTTTAATTTCTCTACCAATGTGTCTTCTAGCGCATCATAGGCATTATCTCTTGTATTATGTTTGGCAAGGTTACCATACCTAAGTTCAGCTACTTTAGAGGCAAATTCTGGCTGGGATAAGAGCTGGGAGATTCTGGAGACTGTAACTCCTACAGCAGATGCAACTGCTTCTGGCCCAAGACCTTGGCCTAGCAAGGATAGTGCTCTTTCTTCAGTGGTAGTTGGTGTAGGGGAGGATGACATATCAAGAGTATCTCAGAGGTAGGGTGGGTTCTATAGTAGGGACATGCCAGAACTAGAAGCTTTTTGTGCTAGCCTGTTTTTGAAAAAGTTTAGCAAAATGGAGAAGGTTATTTAGGATACTGACCTTCCTCAATTCCAAAAAGGCCTTCCCCC